TCAAACGTTCTACCAACCTTATCTTCTTACCAACTACGACGATTACATCAAGGACGATAGAAATATCTTCCTAAAAAACCAACAAAATAAATTGTATCTCTATGTATACCAAAACGGAGATTTGTCGAATTTAGACACGCTTCCGTTCGTTAGGATTGAAGATAGACTTGGAGTTGCTGTAAGTGGTATGGGTTCTCTAACAACTTGTTTGAGAACAAAAGGGGTATATGAGGTAATTATTCCTGATGGATTCACAGGAGCAACTCCATGTGAATACTTTGACGTTTGGTCCGGTCTAACTATAAACGGACAACCTTTACCAAATGTTACAAATCAGTTTATACTTCAACAATACAGTGCTGGTATACAAATAGGTTCACAATCAAAAGAACCTTCAATATATGGATTTGATTTTTATGGTATCCTCCAAAATGAACAAATTTTAAATACTGATATCAGAAAGGTAGGGGTGACAATTAAAAAGGCATACACAGGGCAAGTGCTGTTAGAAAATATCTCAGCATTTTATAGGGTTTACGTAAAAGAGGGCACCACAGAAGTCCAAGTTCAAGATTGGACTCCGATAAATAGAACCCCCAACGAGTATTATTTCATATTTGATATGAGAGACAAAATACCAAATCAATATTATGTTGATATCCAAGTGAACACTTCAGGTGAGAAGGATACTTATAAGAAACAATTAACTTTTAATATAGTAAATGTAAAATGAAACGTATAATTAAAATAACAGAAAAAGATATCACCAAGTTGGTGAAAAAAGTGATGAAAGAACAACAGTCACCTAATTATATGTTTTTTAGTAATTTAGAACAAATTAGAAGGCAAGCCGACTTATTATTACAATTAGACCCCAATACTGTTGACGAAATTTTGATGGCAGGACACGATTGGGCCGATGACCACATTACTGTTGCGAAGGAAAACATGGACCAGGTTTTTGATTTTATGATGAATGAAACTAAAACATCTAATTACCCTGAGGACAATTTGAGTGAGGGGGAGAAGAAAACAGGAACAAAACTTTGTGCAAGAGGTAAAGCAGCGGCAAAGGCCAAATTCAAAGTCTATCCAAGTGCATACGCAAATGGATATGCGGTTCAGGTTTGTAAAGGTTCAATGCCAGGATTGGATGGTAAAAAACATTGTTCAGGTTCTTATTGTTAATTTAAAATTTTCCCATATTTTTGTTTCATGGAAAAGAAAATTGTCGGTTACGTACCAAAATTACTCTACAAGGTTTATCTCTATCTTCAAGAAAAATTTGACCCACATCCCGAAGTGACTTACGAGGAACAAACCTCCGTTGAGATTTGTAAGAATTTAATAAAAGAATCTGAATCTCGATTGACATTTGCTCCACGTTCATTGAAAAGGTTTATCAAAAATGATAATTTTGGAATGTTCATTGTGATACATCAAAGAACTTTATTTCTTATCAATCACGTATATAGTTACAGCGTATACATTGAAAATTCAGATTTATATTCTGAACTCATAGAACTATTCGACTCGGAATTAGAAAACAGAAGAGAAGTTCTCGAAAAAGAAATGAGAAGTAATATTCAACATTCCTTAGAGGATATTCTTAAAAGGGTGACTAATAATTCTCTTTAATTATTCTCCTAATCAATCTTTCCAAAGATTCCTTTCTTGGCATATATGAAGACATCGTCGGTTTATTACCTTTACCAACTTTAGGCTCCTTTTTTTCAGCATTCCTCTTTTTCTGACAGGCAGCTCTTTTTTGGGAATCACTCATTTTTGAAGCAACATGAACGGCTCTACATTTCGGATATGCCTTAGATGATGCATTTTTTCTACCACAAGGGGGATGTTTACCATTTTCCTTTCTACATATATTCACCCATGGACCTTTAGGTTGTTTACTTCCTTTGGGTTTTTTTTTCGTTCCGAACCACACGGCTAAATCTTCTTTGATTAGTTGTTCCTCCAAAGTTTGATTCACCAAATCAGCCACCTCAGGAGGTAAACCAGACATTGTGGGGTTCAAAGCAGACCCCTCTTCATCATTTTGTCCTGTGTAAAATTGTTTGAGATACATGTCCACCTGAGAAATTTTATCAGTTTTATTTTCGATTTCTTCTCTTTCTTCAGGTGACTCTAAATAATCACCATCCGCTTCTTCATAAGCCAATTCTGCATTATCATAATGATAAACTTTATCCGTGAAGGGGCCCAATTGATTGTCTTTCCAAATTTGAGGTGCTAACACTACAGGTACTTTGAATTTACCCGAGCTAGCTGATGTTGTAGCCTCTTTTATTGTTTTTCTCATTCCAATCGATTATTATTTATAAATATCTCAAAATTTAAATATGGAAACTAATAATCAACCAATTGGATACTTGTTTCAATCTATCGGATACAATTCTCCTATAGATTTAAGAAATTTAATAGACGATTTAACATTGGAACAATCAATTATTTTTATCACTAAATCCTTGGAATACGCATATGAAAAAGGTGCTTTCACAATGATTGAAACTGAACTAATATCTAAATCTTTAGCGGTTTTAAACTCTGAAATTTCAAAAAAAATAATAGAATAAAAAAAGGGTCCCGAGGGACCCTTTTATATTTTTGGTTAGACCATATTATCTCAACTCTTTCAAATCGAATGTTCTAACACCATCAACTGTGATTCTACCATAGAATCTGTTGTTCACCATTTTCTTAGCATATCTAGTCATGATACCTTTGATTGGTGTGAAGTTGAATGGATTATACATTGTTGGAGTAAGTTGTAATGGTACATATGGTGCGTAGATGTAACCTGTGTCAAGAAGCGATGTTCCTTTGTGTCCAATCAACACTTGGTTTGGTGGGAAGTAAGGGTCTCTGTAAACTTGATATCTACCAGCGAGAGTACCTACTCTTTCAATACCCATGTTATATTGGTCCTGCTCAGGAGCCGCGTTTGATACGTGGAAATATTCCAAATCATCAAAAATTGCAGAAACCTCAGATGACACAACAATCCAGTTAGCACCACCTCTCAAAGTAGATTTGTGAATTTGTGCCGACAATTGGTTGATTGCAGTAATCAAAGTTTGATTCCAGTCTTTTTGAGTATAAGAAACAGCACCAGTACCGTTACCTAATCTCTTCCATCCGTTGTAATCCCATCTCAAGTTCCAAGCCGCACCTTTTCTGAGGTCTCTCAAGATTTCTCTGTCGATTTCAGCAGCAACTTGCTCTGACAATAAAGCTGTCAATTCAGCTTCAGCGTCAATGTTGTGGAATGCCGCGACGTCTTGTGCCATTTCAGGTGACCATTGAGCTCTCAATTTTCTTTCAGTTACAGAAACTGTCACTGACATAAGGTCGAATGAAACCTCACCAATCTTATCTTCGAATTCTAAGTTCTTATAGAGTCTATAAGTTGCTGTAAATGCGTTGTTCGAATCAGTGTTAGATGAGAATGTTGAACCTGTATAACCGTCCATAGATGGTCCACAAGTAATACATGTTGGAACTTGAAGGTCGATTTCCAAGTAAATGTTGCCATTCACATCACAAATGTTATCATACTGACCACCATCAGTTAAAGAATTCGGGAAGTCTAACCGAGCATTGTTGTCACCGTATTCTACGATACCCTTACCATATCTTTGAGTTACTACTCTGAAAAGATAAGGACCACCACCCGCAGTAGTTGTGTTGCTAGAAACACCATAAATTGTCAAATCAGACAAGAATGCTTCTGTGTCAATTGGGTTACCATCAGGACCAATCAATTTACCAGCAGCTGCTTGTGCGAATCCACTCATGATTACAAGAACTTTTCTGAAGTTACTTGCTGAGTTACCTACAATCGGAGTAGTTGTGTTGTAATTGCTTGGTACTAAATTCAACGTAGTATTATCCCAAGCTGCTGTAACAACTGATGTAACTGCCGATGTAATTGTTGAGAATGAACCTTTTGAGTAGTCAAATAAACCTGGTGGGTCTAATGCTGGTTCGTTACCTTCATAAAATCTATCATAAAGGTCTCTTCCATCGTTATAGTTATAACCTTTATTTGGTGAATCAGGACCATCTGGTGCTCCATAAGGTGCGTAGTGCTCTGAAAGACCTGGAAGTGATGGAGTATCACTATAGCTCTGAATGTTAGGTACAAAATAGAACAATTTACCGATTGGTAAGTTCATAGCCTGTACAGATACGATATCGTTAGCTAACAATTTAGAGAATACTCTTCTAACGATAGGGAAAACCACAGTTTCAAACGCACCTGTGTCAGATGTCGTTGAAGCTTCGTTTATCAAATAGCTAGCTTGGTTTTCATAAAGCTGCGCGATATTTTCTCTCATGTGACCTTTAAGACCCTCTAAGAATCCTAATTTGTCCCATTTTCCGATTGTGTCTTCTTTGATAACTTTAAGGTGTTTTAACCCGATGTTACCAACAAGACCTGATTCTAATAATGCTCCCATTGTAGTATTATTTTATTTTTTTGATTTATTTTTAGTTTATCTTACTCATCAAATCTTTCATTCTCAAGAATTGAGGATTTTCGTAGGTTTTTGACTCTATAAGATTCACTGCTGAACCTGAAGAAACATTCTTATTTAATTTTGTTTCAACAGCTTCAGTTATTGGTTTAGTTTCTTCAGTTGATAATTCGTCTTTGATTGCTTTATAAAGATTTTTAGATTCTTTCAAAGTTTCAACTCCGTCAAATCTTCTGAGGATGTTTATTTTTTCTTTTTTAGTTGTTGAGTGTTCAGTGAAAAGTCTAGTTGCGTATGCAAGATTTGAATTGAAGATTGCAACTTCGTTCAATTTTTCTCTAAACACATTTAATGCTTTTCTATACTCATCATTTTTTTCTCTCAACATACTAACTTCTGCTTCAAGAGATTCTACTTTCACACCATTAGAACCATACACAAAGTTTCTATTGTTGGTGATGCCTTTTCTTAGACCTCTACCTTCTTTAGAACCCATACCGTAAGTTCTTGCCGCTTCTTTAGTTTCTCTTTTTTCGAAACCCGCGTCATCTCTACGAGACTTTTCTTTTTTAGAATGTGAACCTTTGAGATGCTTCATAGCTGTTTTACCATGCTTCATTCCCAATTTTTCATCTTCTTTATCTTTGTATCCCTGACGACCTTCTTTGGTTTCAACTTTCTTGGATTTACCTTCCATATTAGCACCTTTCTTGTATTCGAATTTAGCCTTACCAGTTCCCATAGTTTTAGGACCTTCTTTTTTGTCCTCTTTGAAACCACCTTTTGCAGTTGTCTTGTATGAGAACTTTGGACCTTTACCAATTCCAACACCTTTAGGTTTTATCGCTTTCTTGTGATTGTAAGACTCCTCAATAGACTCTTCCCAATTACCCTCTTCTAAATCATCAGATTCTTCTAAATCGTCTGATTCTTCTAAATCATCAGCTTCTTCTAAATCGTCTGATTCTTCTAAATCATCAGCTTCTTCCAAATCGTCTGATTCTTCTAGGTCATCTGACTCTTCTAAATCATCAGCTTCTTCTAAATCATCCGACTCAGCCATTTCATCGGCCTCATCATCAGCTTCATCATCAGCTTCATCATCAGCTTCATCGTCATCTTCTCCTAGTTCGATTTCATACATGACTTCATCTTCCATTTCCATTTCGTCAGAATCGACGTCAACGTCCATTTCAGTTTCAGTATCATCTTCCATAGAATCTACGTCAACTTCCATTTCAGTTCCTGGTTCATCGAATAAAGTCGCCATAATGTCATCGATTGTTGCTTCTTCCATTTCTTCTTTCATAGTTTGTCTTTTGTTTTTAGACTCACCCATGTTGACTAAATACTCAACATCAGAATCATCATCAGTGATGTGTAAATTATTACCATCTTTTACTACGGTGATTGAATCCTCAGGATTCATACGTTTGAAGATTTTGAAAAGTTCGTCGTTGGGTAAACCGGTTAAATCTTGAGTTTCGGGTTCATTTTCAAAGTCGATTTCAATTTCGTCTGAAAAATCATCCATTTTATCAGTATCCATGTCCATTTCTGTGTCATCCACGTCTGTAGACATTTCAACTTCGTCGTCTTCAATCTCATCTTGTTCAGAAAGAGATTCTTTTACTAATTGGTTGATTTCTTCCTTCATAGTTGAAGCAAGTATTCCTTTTGCATTCTCGGCGATAGCCTCTTCAACATTTTTCATTTGAATGAGCGCCTCTTCTACTAAATTTTTATTTTCTTGCATGAGAAATTATCTAATTTTTATCTTATAAATATTACCAAATACCAAAAAAGTTGATTTTCAACTAATAAAAAAATTTAAGATATGTATTGCATACCCATATACGTGATGGTATCGACGTTAGAACCCAAAGCACTGTAGACCCAATTTTTCGTTTCGAGCCAACTTGATGATGTCACAAAAAATTCACTTCCGTCACCCATACCAATATAATACACATTAGAACCCATATTTTTGTCAATAGATAAAGTTGTATTATATATGGACAATATAAAACCCTCTTCCGACTTTTTTGACATGACAATGTCGGCACATGAACCAAAAGAATCTGCAACTACAAGAAAATTTTCTTGTGAAATTCCATTACTCCAATTTACTATATAGTTATTCATAATTTTATCTCAGTTCGTACCAAACATAATCTGTTTTGTTTATGGACAAAAAATCTGTAATATCATAATTCCTTCTGAAAAATTCGAACACAGAGTCGAATGAACTTTCTGCTATATAAACGTTTTGTTTTGTTCCACCACCATCAAAATAAATGGCATTATAAATTGACAGACCTGAGTTCATATTGAATACATTGTCAGTATTTGCGTAACTTATTTGTATATATTCTCCTGGAATCGATAGGGTGGATGATGGACTTGCGGCATTGCATAGATAAGTGTTTTTTTTCCCGTTATTTAATTTTGTTACTAAGTAAATTGCCATAAAATTTATTTTATTGAGCCCATAAAAATCATTGGACTATCCGATACGGTTTTCGTAACTCCAAATGCGGAAGATGCGGTTAAAGCTGCGTCATAATTTTCTGCAGCAATTATCAAATTATTTTTGAATTTATTGGGGTCCTTTGAAGATATTCTTACACGATAGAATTTTGCTTCTCTTGGGGTTTCCCAAATTGTATATCCCCCATCAACGAATTTCATTTGTCTTATAGAGGTCCCTTTGGCACTATAATACGCCTCAATATTTCGAATTTGTTTTGCACTATTGTAATCAGAGTTAGTATTTGTCCATACATGAGTCGTTCCATCATCAACTACAACATTCCAATAACCCAAGGCTTGTTTACCTCCTCCTCCGTCTATTCCTGCTATAGGTCCTTCGTATATTGGTAACATGGCTTATATATTTGTTATTTGTAAACTTGATTTACTTATTTTTATTACCTTACCAAAATTCTGTGACATATAATTATAAACGTCTTTATAATCCACACCTAAAACAACACAACTTTTGGTGATATTATCCAAACCCACAAAGGTCACATCAAAAACCACCTGTGTTTCTAAACCTGTATCTTGAAATTCAGACAAACTAGCAAAACTCAATTCGTAAGGCCTATATATATCAAGATAATTGAAGTAGTCGTTGAAACTATTGGTATTATATAGATAATCATAATCCACACCTTCAATGTTTCCTGATGCAACTATTCTTTTTACCATAACCAATAAATATCACCAAAAAAAAAAGTGGTCGTTTGACCACTTTTATTTTTCTATTACTTCATCAATTTTACTCTCTGAAACTGAGGTTATTCGCCAATCATAAGAAAAAGATTGATACCTTGTTGTAACCTTGGCCTCAACATCAGTCACTGAAAAACCTTTCACCAATTTTTCTTCTCTAATTTTTTTAATTTTCCCTGTTGTTTCGTCGGGTAATTCATATTGAATTTTTGCTACAAAATACTTTTCGTCCATAGTTAAATTATTTTCCTAAATAATCGGATAATTTTTTCATCAAATCAAGTGATTTGTTTGTGGTTGGGTCTGATTTAACCTTTTTTTCTTCTTCCAAATTTTCTTCGTACTTGTGTCTGTCATTTACATCAGAAAACAAATAAGCACCTGGTGTTGAAGGTGAAGATACCAAATCAAAACAAATCAATTCGAAATCATCTTGAACTTCATTTCTTTCCCCGACCTTTTTCAAAGACCCTACCCCTCTTGATGAAACCCCCATAGTGACACCTTGTCTCATAAGGTTAGCTGCAACATCCCCTTTAGAGGATACTATCCCCCTCTCGTGAAACCCTGGAGTTGTCAATAATTTTAATTTTCCCATTAGAATATTTTTATCCCACCATATATCAGTGATAAGATGTGATACTCTATCTAAATCTATAAGTGAAGACTCAGGGTGATTTAATTCAGAAGTAGATAATCCTTTTTCAATTATTTTTTTATATCTATCGGATTCTCTCTTCAAAATTTTTTCTGGGTAAAACCTACCATTTCTGTTTGGGGTGTCATACTTCTGAAGTACAGCATAAAATTCAAAAGGATTTCTATAATCCAAATTTTTAGCTTCTTTTAACATATTTGCATTATGTTCATCTCTTGGGGAAACATAACCAGCGTCCATCTCTATTAAAATACCATGTCCTGTTTCATGTGCCTCTAAAATTCTGAGTTGTTTCATTCTTCCTTTTAAAAGATAAATATATTGCTAGTATTGTTTAATTTTTTGATTTCGAAAAATCAAAATATTTGTTATTGGAAATATTATTAGTATAGATATTTTTTACAATTTTTTTGATACCCTCTTTAAGAATTGGTGACTTGAATTCATAGTCCTGAGAAACGAATAAATTTACTTCCAAATTAAAAAAAGATTTTTTTCCTTTGTTTATACCACTCGTTCTTAAATCTAAATCAACGATATTTTTCTCTAAAAAAATTTCCTCAGTTATCGAATTATATACAGAGTGTTTTATTTCACGATTCAAATTACAAACAACTCTATTCCAATTATCATACTCCATTTTCGGACAAACCCAAGATTGAATGTTTATGTAGATTGACTTTAAATTTTTAGAATCCACAGTTCCGTATACTGATTTAATTGGTGTAAATAAATTTAGTTTTACACTTTTTCCTTTTTTCATTCATTTTCATATTTCATAGTTTATTTTGATACAAAAGTAACCATAAAGTTATTTATTGTCAAAAACACAATATATATAAAATATGTTGATTATCGAAATAACCAAATCGGAAAATTTAGAGAAGGCTTTGAAAGTTTTGAAATCTAAGGTAATAAAGACAAAACAAAATCAAAAGTTATTGGAAAAGAAAGAATTTGAAAAGAAGTCTGTTACTAAAAGAAAAGCATTACTAAAAGCAAAATATACTCAAAGAAAGAAAACGAACCTATAGGTTTTTTTCCAAACTCACTAATTTTACATAGTTCATCTGATTAAAATCCTGAGTTTGAATTTTCTCTATAGTCTCTTGTATTTTAGATTTTAATTCCTGTTCTGATTCGTTTGTGAGGATTGTTTTTAATTTATCTATTGTAGATTCTTTCAAGTTTTGATAATCTTCCTTCAAGTTTTTACTATCTGTTTTTACCACATTCATGAAAACTTTTTTAGAATCTTCATCCATATTTGTGATGTAATTCTCTAATGTCTGATTGGCAATTTTAACCATACTAGAAACAGGTAACTTTATAGATTCCTTCAGACTTTCTTTCTCAGATTTCAAAATTTGAATGATTTCCTTTTTAGCGTTTACGCGTTCAGATAAATTTAAATTATTTGTGTAAACTAGTGTGTCAATATTTTTGTAATTATTATTAGTAGTCTCTTTAGCAAGTTTGGGTAATTTTACTGTTGGTAAAATTCTATTGATTACAGATAATCCTTCTTCTAAAAAATCTTTAGCATCACCTTCGTTCAAACCTTGATTTGTAGATAACTGGTCATAGACAGAATAAAGTTTGGATATTGATTTATTATTCAATATATTAGACTTAAATTCATTGATACTTTTCTTGAATTCTTTTTCACTTTTGTAAGATTCAATCAAGTGGTTTTCTATGGCGGTTTTTATCTGTCCGAATGTCATTACTGTAGGTTTACAAATAAATATTAGGAATTTAGTAACTTGTCTAACTGCTTGGTAATTTCACCCAAAGAATTTTGCCCATGTGACAAATCTATGTTGGTTGAACCTTCAATAAAGTTATTTTCAACTAAAATGTTCAGTTCTTTAGATTTAGATTCCGGTGTAACTTCGCCTCCTTCGGGTGGTGCTTCCCCACCAGCAGGTTCTTCAGGTGTGGGTGGTGATGGCGGTGACATTGGTTCTATTCCTGAAGGTTCAAATCCACCTCCAGTTTCGGTTGCAGTTTGAGTTGGTGTTCCTCCCGTTGTTGACCCGTATAATTTATCTAGATTATCAAATATTCCCGTTTTGGTAATAACTGTTGGAGTGGCTTTCAATTCTTCACCGACCGCTCTCTCCAATCTCTGTTGTTGTAAATCTAATTTGACTTCATCGTCTGACCAACCAAAAATATGTTTTTTAGCCCATGTTGTAGAGGTTGCTGAAATTCCACCTCCAGGGTCAGATACCATGTCTTTATAAAGTGTAACTTTTTCTTTCCAGACATCAATTTTGAGTAAATCAGCTTGAGTGGATGGATTAGTAAGACCCAAAGTAAAATTATCAAGTTCATCTTCAAAACCTAAAAGAAACAGATGAACAATTGCAATTTTATTCAGTTCCTGTAACATACTTTTTTGAATCCTGTTTATTGTTCTGGCGAACCTAATATCCTGCAAAGAAAGATTCTTACCGTCACCCACAACTTCTTCAAACCCTAAAAACGCTTTGGGTACTCTTAAAGCTGTCAACAGTTTTTTCTGAATATATTCAATATCCGCAATTTCTGATAGATTTTGTGCACCAGGCAAGGTATCTATTGGACTAGGTGCTGCTGGGTCACGTACAGGTACAAAATAGTCTTGGTCAACGGCCATCTGATTGAATCTCATATCCACTTGACCTGTCTTACTGTCAACAATTTGTTCTCTCTTGAATTTGTTTGCCACACGTTGTACATACGCTTCAACATCGTCATCATTCATGTTTCCGACAAATACCTTGAATATCCTTCTTTCTGGAGCTCTCGAAGTACGATAAATCAACATCGCATCTTCGGATAACAATAATTGTTTCCAAATTCTTCTGGCTTTTTCAAGCATTGAAGTTCCGTATGGTAGCCTTCTATCATCACCCAACAGTCTAAAGTGAGCAATTTCCCAAGACTGAAAAGTCATGTTTTTATTTTTCCAATCGAAGTGAAGTGCTTTTCTATCTTCAGGTCTATCGGGTTCTACTGTAATTTTTTGTGAAGTACCAACTTCTCTTCTCTCAATTTCGATTGTAGGTAGTTGTTGACAACCAACAATTCCCTTTTCTGGGTCGAGTTTGAGGTAAACAAAGTTATCACCATACTTACATGTATTTCTTGTCCACATTGGTAAATTGGTGTTGATATCCAATGTATTGTTGAAAAGGTCGGCTAAAACTGATTTGATTCTTTTTGATTCTGAATAAATCTGTAATATGAAACCATCCTCATTGGTAGTTGTTGATTCCTCAGCATAAATGTCCAACGCCGCAGAAATTTCAGGTGTATACTCCATAGACTCATAATCATATTGTGCGGAGAGTCTTGATGGTTCATAATAAATGGCTTGAGAATATAAATTGTTTTCAACTTTAGCCCATTGATTTGCTAAATAAAAACTTTGTTGTGCTTGTAATTTTTCCCTTTCGTATTCAGCTCGGTCGGTGGTACGTAGTAATACTTTTTTATCAAACTTATATGTAGGATAATCCTGACCTAATAAAGAATTGGGTCCAAAGGTTTTGGATAACCTCTGCCAAATAGTTAAATTCTGTTCACTCATCTTTTAATTTTACTTGTCTAATCAATAATATAAATAGTTATTTAGCTCCAAATAACCATCCATATTTTTGATAATCGGCCTTAGTTGGACCATTTGTAGGATACATACCTGAGTTACGATTAGACTGTGGAACCATCGGGTTGAAATAATCTGATGTATTTTTATTTTCATTCACGGTCGATGTCCAAGAATTCAACATTGCCTTGGTATGATTGACAACTTTTTGTATCGATTGGAATGATTTTTCTGCAACATAAATTGCCATGGATATAGCCATAATACAATCATCGTGGTGTCCCTTTTGATGGTCAGGTCTACCATTTATGAAGATGAAAGTATTCATTTCATTATATAATCGATTAGAATAAATTTTGAAATCATGTCGCACCGCTTCCTCAAGCGATGCAATAATTTGAACCCTTTTAGAATTAAAATTTATACCAGGTATTTTTTCATTTGCTTTAGGGTCCCACTTCCATTTCTTGTTCGGGTCTATGTTGTCAACATACAATCCACCTTCATAATTCAATTCTTGCATTTTACGGGCAGTTGAAATTCCCATCCCACCAGTTATATCAATCACACAAAAGGCTCTATACATAGTACCCCACTTATAAGCAATTTCAGCAAGTACATCTGGTGGGATTTTACCGACGTATTCCAAAACCTGTTCTTTTGTGTCAAAATCAATAATCTCAATACATGAGAAATCTTCTGAATCTCCTCTTGAAACATCCACCCCCATAACGTACTTATGATTATTTTCAGGCTCTTTGAATATCCACAATGAGCTTCCCATCAATTTAGCTTGAGGTTCTCTAAGGCTATTCTTAGCAATATTTTGCATCAACTCAGATTCAAAAACATTGTCCCCTGACCCCAAGAAATTACACTCCAATTCTTGTGCAACTTTTCTTCTGTCAAATTTCAATTTTTTGACCATTCCCTCAAACCAAGCAGAACATGGTTTATAACCCTTATTGATGTAATCTGTGGTTATTGAATGGTCTCTCTCATATGGATTATCTATTGAGAGGTCAACTACAACGTCTTTGGGATAATCTTCTCTATTCAATAAAAAATGAACGAGGTCATTAGTTTTGACCATGAACAAATCCTTGGTATATCTTGGGTCTCTATACCAATACATCTCCGAGATTTTAAACTCATTCATTCCTCTCAATGCTTGGTCATAAATTTCATAATAGATTGGGTCATATCCGTTAGGGGTTGAAACAACTATCACTTTACCACCTGTTGATAGAGATGCCATACAAGCAGACCAGAAATCATTATCTGCTTCAATGAACGCAGCTTCGTCAAAAATCAATATTGTTGGCGTGTAACCACGTAAGGCGTCCTTGGATGTTGCAACCGCTTTAACCTCACAATCATTCGAAAGTTTGAAATGTCTTTGGGAGTTTTTTTCTGCAGAAAAACCGATACCAACCCATTCTGGCCATTGTTCAGTGAATGACCTTATTTTGTTAGCCATCTCGACAGAAGTGTCAAGTTTGTTGGCAATAATTAGAATTTTTTCAGGTTTTTGTTTTTTTGCAAAAACTAATTTTTTTGATGCCCAAGCGGCAGTTACAGTAGAAACACCCGCCTGTCTATATTTCAGAGCAATGTTTTCGTTGTACGAATCATAATCTTCAATCAATCTTACTTGGTCAGGAAATAAATCTAAAGGGACATATTTTGATACGGTGTTATCGTAAGTTTGTAAATATGCTTTGAGTGCATAGGGAGTATTCCTCATACACTTTGTATATTCAATAATTAGTTGTTCTTTTGTCATTCAGAATCATTTGGGTCGACTTATACCCAAATTACTCAAGAAATCATCCAAATCATCATCGTCATCATCGGAATCACCATCTTTGTTCTGGTCTTCCAAATAGTCATCATATTCTTTTTTCAACTCCATAGCCTTTTTCATTATCTCTTGAAAACGTTCTTTAGCTTTGGAAACTTTGGCATTGTCATTTGAAATGGTGTTACCAATAATTTGAAGAAATTCGCGAGCTGGAATTTGGTATAATTCAATTTCGAACCAGTTTATTAAACCTTTATTGTCTGAATCGAACATTTCGTCAGGTAAGGCAAATCTAATTTTTTCAACAATTTCAGGTCCTAATCTCAACTGCATGGGTTCGTTAGATAAAACATCAACGGCACCTTTTACCTTTTCACGCATTTGAGGGTCTTTCGGAAGACCAAATCTAGCATTAGCTTTTTTAATTCCTTTAATAATCTCATGACATAAAATCGGAAAGAATAAACCTTCAGCTACTATTTTTGTATCGGGTTTCTCTTGAGATTCTTCTTCTCCTTCTCCGCCTCCCTCGTCGTCTGCATCTTCTAATGATACTTTACCGGCAACACCATTTCCTGTGGCAGACATTTGTTCAATCATCTGTTCCATAGTGAAATACAATAAATCATTTACTGCCATAACACCCAAGTAAGCAGGAAACAATCTTGAGTCTATTGCATCCAACTTTCTTTTAACTTCAGGCTTTTGGAATAAATAATGTCCTTTTTTTGCAGCACCTTGTACAACAGCGTTTATAATATTTCTTTTATGTTTTTCTAATTCGAGTTCTTCTTGTGGAGTTAAATTTTCAATATCGAAGTCGTCGAAACTTAAAGTTTGTTTTTTTTCCTCGTCATCCTCTTCTTCCTCATCTTCAGGTTCTTCTGGTTCATATCTGAAATTATTTACGTCAATAGGTTCTCTATTTAACATTGCTTCAATTTGATACCAACCTTCAGGAGTCTCAGTTTCTTCAAGTGATACATCTGTAGCTAACTTTTCAAGTTCCTCTTTGTGTTGGGACTCAATTCTCAAAATCATAGGAACCTTACTCATCTCCTCCATGTAAATCCTTTGGATTACATTAGGAGTTAGTCTTTCCATACCTTTGACTTGACGTAATTTGTCAACAACTTTCTTAAATCTTTCTGTTGCGAGTCTTTCCACATCTTCAGCACCTTTTTGGAATGCCGGAGAACTTGCATATAAACCCTCAGGACTTGAAAGTTTTCTTTCTAAGTTTGGGTCCATCCTTTCAGGATAGTTACCATAATCAATTGCTTCTGATGTTCTTTTTCTCATTTTTTTCTCAACATTTTCATTATTGTAGAAATCACTTTCTTTTTAGCCTTTTCAGGTTCCACGGCCATTGGTGCCTCTTTTTCGCCCGGATTTGGATTTTGTCCAGGTCTCATTGGTCTAGGTTTTGGTTTCGTAGGTGTAGCCGGTTTCGTAGGTGTAGCCGGTTTCGTAGGTGCTACAGCAGGTTCTGACTCTCCCAAATATTTCATGAGTTCTCTTTTTGTTATTTTTGGAGAAAGATGTCTTTCTACAATTTTTTGAATTTCAGTTTCCAAAAACAAAGATACATTTTTTTTACTCTCTTCCAAAGATTTTTTTACTCCCATGACACAACTTTCATATTTAGCTTTTTGTTTCTTAGTCCATTCACTTCTTTCTGAAGTTCCGAATTCTTCACCCATTTTTGCAGTGCATATCGCCCACGGGTTTTTTTCTTTTTTCTTTTTAGATTCTTCAATAGATTCGAAATTATACATACCATCATCATTCATAGAAGGGTCTTCTGTTTTGTCAGGACCAAAACCATCATTAGAACTAGGTCCTTCTTGCTCAGGGTCTTGAGTTTGTTTCTTTTGGTTAGGGTCCATCGTAACTTCTTCCTCCTCCTCTAACTCCTTCTCTATCATCTGAACAGGAACACCTTGTGTTGTCAAATTTTTCACGGTTTGTATTGCGTTCGGAGTGGTACTTTTAATTTGCACCATAGCGGCTTTGGTTTGTTCTCCCAACAACTTTGAGTGTAACAAATTTATTTCCGATTCGCTCAACTTTAGAACGGTTTTGGAAGGAATTCCTTTCTCGATTAGTTCTAATGCTTTAATTTTAATTTTCATATACAACTTTCTTTTCAAATTCGAGAATCAAATCTCTTTCGTATAATTTATCTTTTATAACTTGCTCTGACTCTCCAAACCTGAACACCATTCTCTTCTGACCTCTTACTTCCTCAGGTTCCCATGCCATCGCAACTACATCATCCAAGGCATCTATCATACAAAAAAAATCGGAGTTCTGAATCAATTCCAATTTAACATCAGTATTTCTCAAAACTCCTACCTTTTTTATATATTTCAACTCGGGAGGTAATGGATAACCATTACTTGGTTTTGATTCCCAATTTTCTCCCCAAACGTCTTCCAAATTTTCGTCCGAAAATATGAATTCGTAAATGTTATCCCCTTTATAATTGGGTCCTAAACCATTTACGAAAACCAATTTACTCATAAAATTTCTCCCTCTGGGGATATTTTAATTTGTTTTTGGTTATTCTCGAAAACTATATTTTTTTTATTAGTTTTACCTACAACGTTAAAAGAAGGGTTTGCTCTCAAAAATTTTTCTGAAACTAATTCTTGTTTGACAGACTCAGAAAGTTTCACTACTTCAGTCATTTTTTTTCTTAAAGTAACTTCTTGTATTTTACTTTTTCTTTCTTTTTTTTCTCTTGATTCCAAGATTTCCTTCTTTGTAATTTCAAAATATTTCGATAAAACTTTATCTACTTTTGATTCTTTGAAGATACTGTCAAGTATTGAACCATTTCCAACATTCATTTCTCCCATTTCAGATTTTGGTTCATCCATATCAGCTTGAATGTCCTCAACCTCTGAATCAGAACTAATATCTTCATCATCCATTGACAATTCATTGTCAGACATATCCATATCTCCTTCAGGTCTCTCCTCAGCTTCTTCAAATTTTGACATGATATCTTCTTTATCTTCTTCAGATAGATTTTTCAAATCCAAAGCAGAAAGAACCATATTTATCACATATTTGATATCTTCTGAAGTCATTCCGTCTTGAGCATCAAACTCTCTAATTTTTTGTGTAAGTTTACCTGTCAACTTTTGAATGGTCTTAAATGTCACCATCTCTTCTGACGCAGCCGATTCATCACCCATAGCGTCATCCATTTCAGGTTCTCCCTCAGGAGCAGATTCACCACCATCCAATTCTAAATCATCCATACTAGCACCTAAATCAATTTCACCATCAGGCATTTCCTCAGCACTCATGTCAACCTCCTCTTCACCTCCGACAGGTGAATCAGGTAATTCTGGTTGCGGAACTGCTGGTGGTTCTGCAGGTGGTGCCGGAGGTTCTACTGCCTCAGGCTCAGGTTTAGGAGTTTTCAAAACAAATTTCTTTTGTTCTCCATATAATTCAACCCCATTCTCATTCTCATTTAATCTATTCAGTTCACCTGCCAATAGATTTAATCTTTTGAATGCTTGGGAATATGAGGAAAAATATTTTCTGTTTTTCATAGGCTCAATGTAATCTAACTGAGATTCAGAAACTACTTTCTTGATAATGTATCCTTGTTTTTCTTTTACAATCTGATAGTCATTACCGTCAGCTAAATTTATTGAATATACTGATTTTGCATTTTCATTCACGGAACTTGGAATTGTTTCGTTGTACTTTGCAATTTCAAGAATTCTTTTGATTTTGTCTTGACCTGTGAGTTTTTCACTCCCTATTGGTTTTAAGTCTCCCATTTTTATATTGTTTTTTAAAAGTTTTAATTGTTGAGTCCGTCAAATCCTCCTAATGTTATGGCATTTAGCTGTATTACCTGAATTGTGTTACCATTAGGTAAATCCGCAGCATATCCTGGATGTGGTACTAGTGTACCAGGTGGTAATGTTCCCCCACTAAATGAACCAAGCATTTCCGCAGTATATTCATAGTTTTGGTTTACTGATATACCACTATAAAATGGAGTTTGGGTGGGTGTTGGTGTTTGGGTTGGTGTCGCTGGAGGGGTACCTGTTTGTGTAGGCGTTGGAGTATTAGTTTTGGTTACAGTTGGTGTTGGTGTTGGAGTAACCGCTGAAGTTCCAGTTTGTGTTGGAGTAGCAGCAGGTGTACCTGTTTGTGTGGGTGTGGGTGTGTTGCTAGCAGTAATTGAAGGTGTGGGTGTATTACTGGCTGTAATTGAAGGTGTAGGTGTATTAGTTTTTGTTGGAGTATTCGTTGTTGTCACCGATGGTGTTGGAGTTTTTGTTGTTGTCGGTGTGACACTTGGAGTCCCTGTAGGTGTTGAGGTCACATTTGGGGTGTCGGTTTGAGTAGGTGTTGGTGTTGGGGTTTTAGTCTGTGTCACTGATGGGGTCGGGGTAGGTGTAACAATGGCTAAACAAGTCCCACAATCAACATGATTGATAGACATGAAGTTTACAGTATCAGTTCCTGTGGCTGGTTCTGCATAATCAATTATCTCATAACATCCCTCTTGAGTTGCACCCGTGAACCTCAAAAAATAACAACCATTTACAGCAGGTAAATTACTACTATCAAAATCAACTAATATTGTTGTTCCGCCAAAACAAGGTGCTATTTGGTATGTTAATAAAGCCATCTAATTTTTCTTTATAAATATAGTAGTTTTGAGAAATAATCTAATTATCTGAGACTTGGGCTTTTAATTGATGCTCCATTCTCATAACCACTGATTACTTTACCAACTAAGTCTCCCGTTCCCCAAGTTTCTAGAGAAGCACATTTAGCTATTTCAGCAGCACCTATATCATTTATTAAACCGTTTACGATACAATTATATCTCCCATTGGTTAGGGTTCTTAGTGTTGCGTACATACCATCATCTAATGTCTGATAATTTTGGACCCCCGCAGAGTTAAAATCGGTTGAGTTTTCGAGTTTGTGAGTTGTATTGAATGGATTAAAATTACCTGCCTTACCCTCAGCTTGTCTCCAAGCCAATAAAAACTTCATATTTTCATTTGTTACAGGTGCACCTAGTTTGGTAAGTAAAGTTTGATAAAAATCTTGGTCATTTTTTGACTCTAATCCGAAATCCCTATCATATTGAAGACCTCTCAAATCAGAATCAGTAAAACCTTTCTGTATCAACATAGCCAAAAGGTATTTGGAATCTTCTACTCCAAAAATTCCTGTTTGTGGTAACCCAACACTTGATTGAAAATCTTTAACAGCTCCTTGGGTTTCAGGTCCGAATTTACCATCAACACCATATCTTGGTAAAGAAAACCCAAAAAATTGTAAACCTGATTGTATCACTTCTACGGGTTGTTCATATGGTATCTTTTGTCCTGGAGTATATTCAAAATACAAACCGTCCTTCACGTAGGACATAATCTTTTTCAAGAAAACAGAATCTGATAAAGTATTCCAAACCATCTGTTGGTCTTTATTAGATTGTTTTTTTTGTTTTGATTTAGGGGTAACTTCAATTTCCCCTTTGGCACATTTTAGAGTACCATCGTCATTCAAAAATTCTCTTATATTGTGTCCATACTCAACTCCAATGTGCAGGTGGTCATAGGAACTTCCAGGAAAATCCATCACATATCCTAACAATTGTCCACATTTTACTTTGGAACCCTTTTGTACTTGAGCATTCTGTAGATGAGTATAATATACATCGGGTAATGAATTATCACTCTTCACAGTGAATCCTATACCAAAAAGTTTTTTCCCTTGAGTTTTCCTTACCTTAGGTCCGTAGTCTTTGAAGGTTTTAACAGTTCCATCCGCAATTGCATAAACCGGTTCTCCGATAGGTGCTTTAATATCCCAAGCGTTACCACTAGCCCATCCACTTTGACCCGCATGAGCACCATCTGCGGGTATTTTAACACTTGCGGAACCAAATAATCTATCACTTTGTTCAGTGATTTTTGATTCGATTGAAAGTTTTTTATCTTTAGCCTTTGTTATTGCCTCAAAAAGTTTTCCAATCATTTCCGACCTTCTCAAAAATTTGAAAACTAAATTTTCATAGGAAAACTCTCCTTCTTTTTCTAATCCCGATTTACGATATTTTTTTATTTTTTCTTTGAGAGATTTCATCTTATCGATATCCTCGGTTTCTATTGTATCATCAATTTTTGAAATCCAAGATTTCACTTTCTTTTTTAAAAAATCAAAATCTATTTCCGCATTTTCCTTGACTGGTTTTTGAATCCATTCATCATTCATTATGGAATAAACAGCACTGCTGGAATGTTCATCATCCGCACCTTGTGCATAAACCTCAACATCGTAACCATAAATGGTGATATCATATTTATTATTAAACTCTTTCTTTTTTAACTCGAAAATTTCTCTATACAATTCCTCATCTTCACCATATTTTCCGAAATCAACAAGCAAGTGTAAATCGAAGTCCGAAAATTCTGACCAGTTGTAATTTGCTAAAGAACCCATCAAGACAATATCTTCGATAAAGACATCGTCCCCTAAATCATCAGAAAATTCCTCAGCAATCTCAAGTAATTTTTTTCTTACTTCAGATTTTAGAGTTGCCTTATCAATATCCTCGTAGTTATCCCAAACCTTGGGATTCAAATTTTCTTGCAAAGAAAAACTATCTAAAATTTTTTGAAACTTCTTCATTCACAATAAATACCACGAAAATTATAGTTTTTTGAATTTGTATTTTTTTGAAATATCAGTTGAAAAAAATTTTCCTTGTGACTCCGACATTCTGAATCTTGTATAAATTTGATGGGGTACGTCCTCATATTGGTATTTAGAACCATTGTTGAATTCAACAATCATCATTTTTGTTTCAACATCATATTCTGTCCTCTTGAGATTCGATGATTTAATTTCATTTATAATTTTTGAACCTTCTATAGTTTCTCTAATCACTGACATAATAAATTTATTTTAACTAAAGAATTATAATTATAAGTATGAATGTAAATGAATCTTTCAAATATTATGGACATTATGACATATCGAATATTCTGACGATATTAAATAGTGAAAAAGTAGATTGGAACGAATTTACCTTGAGACAAAAAGCGTGTACTGATATGGTCAATACACAAACAATTAAAATAGTTTATGACAATGATTTTTTTTCTACCAACTTTAATCCAGTGTTTACTAAAAACTATACCTTCTTCGAAGAGGATTTAAATAATATTTGTGAAATTATAAAAAAACAAACCGGCGGTTCAGGTTATTTACTCAGAGCTATTTTAGTCAAACTATACAAAAAAAGTATTATACCAACCCACGTTGACAGTGCAAACAATACTTTTAAATTTTCTAAAAGGATACACATACCAATAATTACAAATGAAAAATGTATTTTCAATGTAGGTGAAGAATCCATCAATATGAAAGTCGGTGAAATTTGGGAAATGAATAATGATAAATTATCACATTCTGTGGTGAATGATGGTGATGAAGATAGAGTTCATCTTATAATAGATTGGTGTGAAAAAACCCCCAACTAAGTTGAGGGTTTTTTTATCACAGGAGATTGATTCTCTTTTTTTCTTGTTTTTTGTAATTAGGTACGAATACCGTTAGTAGACCATCTTCTATTGTTGCCTCAATCTCAGATGAATTATATTCCTTTCCAATTTTGAATTCTTTTGATACAGATTTTGTTTTTTCTTCACCATTCAATTTATAAATTCTTTTTCCTTGAATGATTAGAATTCCGTCTTCCATTTCTACTTTGAGATTTGATTTATTAAAACCAGGAACCTCAAAGAAAAGATATGCACCATCTTTTGTTTGATTTATTTCATAATTCTCCTCATCAGGATTTTTTGAAATTACTGAGGTTTTGAAATAAGGTTTGGACGTCCCATTGAAAATGTCGTCGAAAATTCTGTTCAATTCGTTGTTAGATAAAATCATAGTTTTTTTTGTTTTTGAGGTTTATTATTTATATAATTAGAGTCAAGTTGTGTGCCGAAACTAAATAAATGACAGATTGTCATGAAAAAAAAATTTATTATGACAATATTACAAATTATTTGTTTGTGTACATTTTTTGATACATCTTTGTAAAAATTATATACCATGAATGAACTAATGGATGATGACGACATGAAAACAAGTAGGAAGCAAAAGACTTCCGACAGTTCTACTCCTGTTTTGGACAACTTCAGTAGAGATTTAAATAAACTTGCGTCCGAAGGTAAATTAGACCCTGTAATTGGTAGAGACCGAGAAATTTTGAGGATTGCACAAATCCTATCAAGACGCAAGAAAAACAATCCAATTATCTTAGGAGAACCGGGATGTGGTAAAACCGCAATTGTAGAGGGTTTAGCAATGAAAATTGTAAGCGGTGAATGTCCCAAAAATCTTATTGATAAAAGAATTGTAAACTTAGACCTGACCTCTGTTGTGGCGGGAACAAAATATAGAGGACAATTTGAAGAGAGGATGAAAGTTATTATTGAAGAATTACAGACAAACCCAAACATTATAGTTTTTATTGACGAGGTGCACACTTTGGTTGGTTCGGGTAATTCTGCCGGTTCTATGGATGGTTCCAATATTTTCAAACCCGCTTTATCACGTGGTGAGATTCAAATTATTGGGGCCACAACTTTAGATGAGTTCAGAAAAAACATTGAAAAGGATGGTGCTCTTGAAAGACGATTCCAAAAAATTATTGTTGAGGCTTCATCTGTTGCTGAAACTATAGAAATTCTGAAGAACATTCGTCCCAAATATGAATCTTATCACAAGGTCAGGTACTCTGATGAGGTCATTGAGGTTTGTGTCAAACTTGCTGAACGTTATATTACAGACCGAGAATTTCCTGACAAAGCATTTGACATTTTAGATGAGGTTGGTGCACGTATGCAAACAGAAGTGAAAATTCCCGAGGTTATTGAGGAACTCAAAAAAAAGGCTGCGGAAATCAAACAACAAAAAATCGATGTTGTAAAAAAACAGAATTACGAACAAGCGGCGCAATTACGAGATAGAGAAAAAAAGTTGTTGGATAAATTAGATTCGGAGAAAAAGAAATTTGATGAGGAAATGGAGAAACAAAAACAAGAAATCACGTTGAACATGGTTTATGATGTTGTTTCAAATATGACCAAAATTCCTGTAAACAAAATGAGTGTTGATGATACAAAATCTCTGATAAACTTGGATAAGGAGCTAACAGGTAAGGTTATTGGACAAGATTCGGCCGTAATCAAAGTGGTTAAATCAATTAAAAGAAACCGCTTGGGTATCAAAGACCCCAACAGGCCAATCGGTTCATTTATTTTTCTCGGTTCTACTGGCGTCGGTAAAACACACTTGGCAAAACAACTTGCGAAAGAGATGTTTGGTTCAGAAGAAGCTCTTATCAGAGTTGACATGAGTGAATACCAAGAAAAACACACTGTATCCAAATTAGTAGGTGCCCCTCCTGGTTATGTCGGATACGATGAAGGGGGACAACTAACTGAAAAGGTTAAAAACAAACCTTACTCAGTTATCCTTTTCGACGAGGTAGAAAAAGCACATAAAGACGTTTTCACAATCTTGTTACAAATTCTTGATGAAGGACACGTGACAGATTCTCTCGGTAGAAAAATCAATTTTAAAAATACTTTGATTATTTTGACAACAAACTTAGGAGTCAAAAAATTACAAGATTTCGGTACAGGGATTGGTTTCTCTAATTCCTATTCAAATGAGGAAGCCAGAAAACAGGTTCTCATGAAAGAAATGAAAAATTTCTTTTCTCCTGAGTTCTTGAATAGGATTGATGATACGATTGTTTTCAATTCTTTATCAAAAGACGATATTAAAAAAATCACGGAGATTGAATTGAAAAAACTTTCTAACAGGCTTTCTGAATTAAAATATACTGTCACATACGATGATAGTCTTATTGAATACCTTTCAAAAATAGGATATGACGAATTGTATGGAGCAAGACCCTTGAAAAGAGCAATTCAAGACAAAGTTGAAGATTTAATTTCTGAGGAAGTTCTCACAGGAAAATTCATCGAAGGGAAAACCTATCATTTGAAAGTTGAGAAAGAAGAAATAAAAATAACAAAAAAGGGACGATAAGTCCCTTTTTTTGTATTTATATGAAATGCGTGAATTGATAAGAAAAATTTTAAGAGAGTCTGACTCAGAAAACCCCACTTCAAATCTTGACAAAGTTTTGGAAAATTTCAAATCTATTTTTCCAAAAAATTATTTAGACAGGATACCGATGATTAGAAGTTTTGTTAAAAATTTTATAGAAAAATCAAATTACAATGTGAAGTTTTTAAATGCTTGTCCATCATATGCAGGAGTGAGAACAAGAGACCAAGTTATAATTTGTGCTCCAAGTCAAATGGCTACCTTGGGGGATTTTCTTTATACTTTATTTCATGAAATAAGACACGAACAACAAATTTCAGAAATAAAAATGCCCAATCCTCTAACAGATTACGATTTGGAAGATTTCGAGAAAATTTATCAACAATATTGGGAGATGGAGTTAGATGCGGACCAATATGCGAAAAATATGTTAGGAAGATTAGTTTTCAGTTTGAAAATGCCAATTGAAGAATCAAAAAAAATATTCAAATTGTCGGAATTTATACAACAATATCCTCAAGCATCAAAATTTGTGGGTTCAAGTTTACAAAGAATTATTGACACCATAAAACATATGAAATCAAAGGGTATGGAATATTCAGATATACAAGACCACCCTATGGTGAAACCCTTTATAGAAAAATTAGAAAAATTTTTATAAATAGAATTTTCCGTGGTCTTTCGCTTTTTTGAAGTGTAATTTATATCCCAATTTCTCAATCATAAGTTTTCCCATCTTTATTCCGTTGAAAACATCTTCAACAACGACATATTCATCAGGTGAATGATAGTCGTAATATCCAATCGAAAAATTTATACAAGAAAAATCAAATTTACTTCTCAATGCATAAACATCAGTATAGGGGTGAACCATATAATCTATGTAATCCTTATGCATGTTCTCTGTCAACACTTCATCACAACTTTTGAAAAATTCTGAGTTTCGGTCAAACATAACTTGACCAGAACATGTTTCAGTAACCATCCAATTCTCGGGTGCGTCAAATTGAATTGCATATCCTACGTTGTCGAAAAATTTAATATCACAATTTCTTGACCCGTGACAGCCAGTTTCTTCTGACACGAAGAAAGCAGCTTTCAAATAGGGTAACTCTGATAATAATTTCAGACAAGCAAAAACTCCGGCTTTATCATCTCCACCGATACCTGTAGGAGAACCGTTTACGTCGTAAGCCTTTAAGGATAGTTTTAACTCTCCTTGAGCATTTGGTAACTGCTCTTCTCGAATTATCAAATGTCTAATGGAGTGAACAGTATCAGTATGAGATACAACACAAGGATAATAAAAATCATTATCCACTTCGGAAATTTTTTTGGTCGCATAAATGTTACCACGCTCATCAACATAATTTTCAATTTTATTTTCTTCTAGCCAATCGAGTATGAATCTTATCATAAATTCTTCTTGATAAGTTACAGTAGGAACTGATAATACTTCTTTCAGGAATAATAAATCGTTTTGCATTACACAAATGTACTACAAATCGTGCAATTCTCCAATTTTAAATAATTCAGGTTGATATAATAAATTATAAAAATTCTGTTCTTTCATGGAAAATGTCTTTTCCTTCAAATCTTTTCTCAATTTAACAATAACTTCCTGTTTTGGATAATCGTAGGCTTGGATGGAGAATTTAACTTTATTAGACCTATCCTTTGGCAAATCATACAGTACACCTTGTTTGAATTTACTTTCAATTCTTTCAACCATGGAAATAAAGTTTTTTGACTCCTCTTCATTTTCCATAATTTTTTCAATTATGGAATCTAATTCTTTTTCGACCTCCCTATTGAAGTATTCACTGTCAAAACCATCTGACGATTGATATTCCCAAGTACTATCACTCCACCCACCTTCAGGCGTATATTCTGATTTTAGATATTTTTTCAAAATTTTTTCGAATGACAGTGTCAATTGACCACTATAAACATATTGTTCAAATACTTTACCTATTTCAAATTTTAAAAAACCGTTTTTATACTCCATACCAAGTTGCGAAAAATAATCATCCAAATCTCTTTGAATTACATTTTGTGCAGCATCTTTCATTTGATTATCCCTTTCTTGTGAATAATCATTTATCATCGCTCGAACATTTTTTGGGAAAAGTCTTTGCAAAGTGTGAGCGAAGACACTAAGAAAATCAATGTCTTGTGAAAAGGGTTGTTTCATAACAAATCTTGAAATAGTTTCAAATTTTTCCCAATTATCACCATCCAACTCATCCCATAAACCATAACCTTCTTCAAAATCGGTTTCAGAGTTATCAGGACCGTATATGTAATAACCTGTATATGGATTTGAGATACTATTATAAAACCAAATATCATCATCAGAAATATCAATCATTTTCAATAAATCTGATTCATTTTCAAACTCATATGTTACCAAACTTTTACTCAAATCATCATAATTCACATCCACTTTATAAATTTGTGGTATGAGATTTTTCAAATCTGAAGAATCAATTTTACCTTGAATAAAATTTTTTAAAGCAACAAAAGAATCAAATTTTCCCATATTGATAAATACAGGTTTGGAATTAAAATATTTATTCTTATATTTGTAAAAGTTATTTGAAATTACGGGGAAGAAATGGCATCGATTGGCGTGTATAGGTATAGGTGGCACGTAGGAGCTAAATTACCTCCTTAAAAACTGATTTAAAACACAACTGGCAATACTTTTGCTAAAATGGCTGCTCTCGGTCTTATCGCTGAGGAAGCTGTTGTTAAAGCTTGATAGTTTTGACAACGTCGGGTCGGTTAGGACATATAACCTAGGAACAGAAGTCCATTATACGGGTCACAGGTCAGAGCTCGTTTAAAATAATTCTGAGACCAAGTTGTTTGTAGGTAGGTTTCTCACATATATCAAACCTAATATTTCGGAACATTGAGAAACAATGTTGTAATAAACGTGTAGTCACTTATAGTTATCGCGAACAAGACACGGGTTCGACTCCCGTCTTCTCCACCGCAGACTTTTTTGAGTTCTTGACATATTTATTAGTATGTCGAACTCAAATAAGTCAAAAAAATATCATTTTATATACAAGACAACAAACCTCCTCAATAATAAATTTTACGTTGGAATGCATTCAACAACAAACCTGAACGATGGTTACATAGGGAGTGGAACTAATTTAAGATTTGCAATAAGAAAATACGGTCCGAATAATTTCAAATTCGAAATTCTCGAATGGTGTATCAATAGAGAAGAGTTGATAAAAAGAGAAAAGGAAATTATAAACGAGAATTTTCTAAATGACCCGAATTGTTATAATTTGAAACCTGGTGGTACTGGCGGGTTTAATAATCCAACTCACCAATACAAGTGTTCTAAAGCCGCGGGTATAAAACATAGAGAAATGTTGAAATCCGACCCAAATTATAGAAAAAAAATTTCACTATCCCGTATTGCGTCAAATGAAAAAAATCATAAAAATGGAAAATTAAAATCAATACAAGACTCTTACTCCTGGCTCGGAAAAAAACATAACGAAGAAACAAAGAAAAAAATAGGTGAAAAAAATTCAATAAGCCAAAAAGGGAATAAAAATTCACAATTTGGTACAAAATGGATTACAAATGGTTATGAAAATAAAAAAATCAAAAAAACAGAACCTCTACCCCTAAATTGGGTATATGGAATAACAAAATTAAAATAGTTTATGGGTACAGATTGTAATATATGTAGTAACAGATGTATGGGTTTTCCTGGTAATCACGGAGGATGTTGTACAGTAGCTGAAAGGGATTTCATCATAGGTCCTCACCTTGATGCATATGATTTCGTTGATAGGTTATCGAACAAATTAGGCAGAGAAATCATGTTCAAAGAAGTTTTTATCACCTATGAAGAAGGTAAATCTCTTTTTCCTAACAAATCAACATGGCAAGACCCCAAAAATTTTCCCGCTCTTAGATTAGATTTTTTTAATCCCAAACTACCTTGTATTTTCTACAATCCACAGGTCAAATCATGTATGGTTTATGAAATCAGACCCCAAACTTGCTCCGAATTTGAATGTAACTATCTCAGAGAACAAACTGAAAAAATGAATATTTCGGAAAATTGAAATATTTATAATACAGAAATATCAGTCCCATCCGCAACTCGAAAGAGTCTGTGAATGGGATTTTTATTTATAAATCAATAAACAAAAAACAAATGAAAAAACACATTTTGTTATTTTTTGCTATGGTATTCTCATTAGCAACATTTGCTCAGAAAAAAGGGGGATGGGACATTTCCGTTGGAGCAACAGCTATGGCACCGATTGCAAAAAATGTTGATTGGGATTCCAAAGCTTGGGGTCAAAAAGTAGATTTTTCCAAAAAAAATTGGAACGTCTCTTTTGGTTTCATGCAGAATAAAGCAGGTTTCGTTAGAATGCCGGCTTTAGTTGGATACCGTAAGCACCTCAAAAAAGGACTCCATATCGGTCTTGATGGCGGTGTTACCTTCTTCAATGGACAAAAAGGACAATTTACTTATGCTCCTTCCATTGGTTATAGGATAAACAAAAGATGGTGCTTAGAACAATCAATTCTAAGAACTGTTAAAGATGGTAAACATTCAAGTCTTACAGGATTTGGATTAAAATATCACCTTTAAAAGTCTAAAAATTAAACCAAAATGAGTATGGAAAATTTTGAATTTTTATGGCATTGGCACTTTTTAGTAGGTGTCGTTGTCGGAGTTGTGGTGGGACCACATATCACAAAACTTATTGGTAAGCTTAAAAAGTAACCAAGAGACCCCCCGAGAAATCGGGGGTTTTTTTTCGCCTATTGATTCTCAATTAAAAAATTATTAACTTTGTGTTGTCGATTGGGATTTTTGTTTTCGACAGGGTAGTTATGAAAGGGTGGAGAAATTTTATGAGTTTTTATCGACTGAACTATTTTAACAATTTTGAAAATACAATAATCCCGTTGGCGCATGTCTTCGGGATTTTTTATTTATAAACCAATAAACAAAACAAACATGAAAAAGCAAATCATGATGTCACTTTTATCCTTGTTCGTGACTCTCGCATCTTTCGGGCAAATTACAACTTCTGCCCTGTCTGGTGTAGTGAAAAATGAAAAAGGAGATGCTTTAGCGGGAGCGTCGGTTCATGCTGTTCACCAACCTACGGGTTCTGAGTATCGTGCAATCACAAACAAAGTTGGTATTTTCAACATTCCTGCTGTGCGTCCTGGTGGTCCTTATGTAATTCACGTTTCTAATGTGGGTTACAAAATGAAGGAGCTTACAGACATCAATACAAATCTTGGTATTTCAACTACCTTGGAAATTGTGTTGGTCAATGAAGTTAAAACCCTTACTGAAGTAGTTGTAAATTCAAACAAAAACAACATTTTCAGCTCAGGTAGAACCGGTGCGTCTCAGCAATTTGGAAGGAGAGAACTAACTTCTGTTCCCATTACTGGTGCAAGAACTATTGACGGAATCACCAAGTACAACCCAATGGGTGACGGTCGTTCTTTCGGAGCTGCTGATAGCAGATTGAACAACTTCACAATTGACGGTTCTCAGTTTAACAACGGTTTCGGTCTTGGTTCTTCAGCTCAGGCTGGTGGTAGAACTGGTTCAACTGCAATCTCTTTGGATGCGATTGACCAACTACAAATCAACGTAGCTCCATTTGACATTCGTCAAAGTGGTTTCGTTGGTGCTGGAATCAACGCTGTTACAAGAAGTGGTTCCAACAAAGTAGAGGGTTCTTATTATCAGTTTAACAGAGACAACCAACGTTATGTTGGTAACAACGCTAAAGGAACTACTGTAACCGCTTCGAAATTCGAAGAAACTACAAGAGGTTTCAGATTAGGTGCTCCAATTATCAAAAACAAATTATTCATTTTTGGTAACTACGAAAACCTTACAAAAACTGAACCTGGTACGACTTGGATTTCACAAGGTTCACCTTTAGCTGGTTCTCAAATCTCAAGAGTTCTGTATTCAGATATGAAAACTCTTTCTGATTTCATGAGAACAAATTTCAATTATGAGACGGGTCCTTGGGAAGGGTACAACAACTCAAACACTTCTGAGAAATTCTTGGTGAGAATGGACTGGAACATCAACGACAAGCACAAATTGACTGCTCGTTATGTTTGGCACAATTCAGAAGCTGAGATAAACATTTCAAACTCTCAATCTGCAGGTGCAGGAAACAGAACTACTCAGTTCAACGCAATGAGTTTTAAGAACAGTGGATACATCATTCAAGATAACACACGTTCTTCAGTATTAGAACTCAACAGCAAATTTTCTAATACCTTACACAACAACCTAATTGTTGGTTATGACAAGCAGATTGAAAATAGAGGATATCTTTCACAGATGTTTCCAACTATTGATATCATGAATGGTACCGCAACCTACGCTTCTGTAGGATTTGACCCATTCACTCCTGGTAACAAGTTGGACTATAACACTTTCCACATCACTAACAACTTGACCAAATTTATGGACAAGCACACAATTGTGGCTGGTGTTAACTTCGAGAAATATCGTTCTAACAACTTATTCTTCCCCGCTTCAAACGGTGTATATATCTTCAATTCTTTGACTGATTTCTACACCGCAGCTAATCAATCATTAGCAAACGGTGGAAGACCTTCAACTCTTGCTCCTGCAAGATTCCAACTTCGTTACTCAGCGTTACCTGGTGGAATCGAACCAATGCAAGTTTTGAAAACATCTCGTCTTGACCTCTATGTTCAGGATGAGTATCAGTACAACGCTAATTTGAAAATCACAGGTGGTTTGAGAGCGGCTGTAATTGGTTTCGAAAACACGGCATTAGAAAATCCTGCAGTAACTGCAATGACTTTCGCTGGTGGTGAGAAATTCAACACAGGTGTTTTACCAAAAACACAAGTTCTCTTCGAACCAAGAATTGGTTTCAACTATAATCACAAAGGTAAAAATGATTTACAAGTAAGAGGTGGTTCCGGTGTATTCACAGGTAGACCTCCTTATGTATTCGTTTCAAACCAAGTAGGAAACAATGGTGTTCTTACAGGATTTATCGATGTATCAGGTGCGGCAGCTGCTAACTACGGTTTCACAGCTAACCCTAACCAATACTTCATTCCTTCTACACCAACACTTCCTTCTACTTTTGATTTAGCATTCACTGACCCCAACTACAAATTCCCACAAGTATGGAAAACTAACCTTGCTGCAGACAAGAAGTTACCATTCGGATTTGTAGGTACTGTGGAACTTATGTACAATAGATTTTTGAACGCTGTTCATTACTACAACGCTAACTTGGATGTTCCTGTAGGAGTATTCGCAGGTCCTGACAAAAGACCTGTTTTCGCAAGAAACGATGCTGGCGTAAGAGTAAATGACAACGTATCTATGGGTGCGGTTTTAACAAACAGAAATGGCGCTTACAATACATCAGCAACTATCGAGTTAAAATATCCAATCCAAAAAGGTCTTTGGGGTTCTGCAGCTTGGACTACATCACTTTCTAAAGACTTCATGAGTGCTGGTTCAATTGCTTCTGGTTCTTGGCAGTCAGCAAGAGCAATCAACGGAAACAACGACCTTCCTTTAGCTTTCTCTGATAACTGGATTCCTAACAGATTTGTTGGTCTTCTTGGTTATAGATTAGAGAACGGTGCTAAGAAAGGTGCTGGTGCAACTACTGTAACTTTAGGTTATGTAGGACAACAAGGTAACCCATTCAGCTACTTCGTAGCGGGTGACCTAAACGGTGACAGAGTGAATAACAATGAACTTATCTTTGTTCCAAACAAAGGTTCGGACATCAAATTTGCTCAATTCACTTCAGGCGGTGTAACTTTCACTGAAGCTCAACAACAAGCAGCTTTTGACGCTTACATCGACCAAGACAAATATCTTTCTACAAGAAGAGGTCAATACGCTGAGAGAAACGCTCTCGCTATTCCAATGTTACACAGATTTGATTTGTCTGTTCAACAAGATTTCTTCATCGATATCAAAGGTCACAGAAACACATTCCAAATCAGATTGGATATCTTGAACTTTGGTAACATGTTAAACAACGATTGGGGTGTATCTCAAAGAGCTACAAACCCTGCAATCCTTAGCTATTCATCAACTAACACAGCTGGTGAACCTGTCTACAGATTGTCAACTCAACCAATCCTCAACGCAAATGGTACAACTACTGTAGGTCTCATCAGAGACACTTATCAGTGGAATACATCTGTATTTGACGTTTGGCAAGGTCAACTCGGTTTAAGATATATCTTCGGAAGATAATATTTCATTATTCGCAGTAACTAACCCTCACCCTCGTGGTGGGGGTTTTTTATTTGACATTGTCAAATTATTCATCTATTTTTTTATCTTAAAATTAAACTTATGACAATTTTAGCAATGATTGGATGGGCTCTCACCGCTGTTGTTGGAGCAATGCTCGGCAAAGGCGCAATTGAGAAAATCATCGGAACACAAGAAATGGTCGGAAACTTCGCATTCATGAAGTTGGAAAAGTACAGAATGCTCACAGGAGTTGGAGAACTTCTCGGAGTAATCTTACTTGCAATCCCAATGACATCACTCTACGGAATGGTGTTGATTACCTCATTTATGAGTGCAGCTGTTGTTCTTCACCTATCACTTATGGGTGGAGCAAAAACACAAGTACCACTAATTCTCGGACTATTATCCGTAATCGGTTATGTTCTCAGAACACTCTAAAAGAAACCCCTCCCTTAAACGAGGGGTTTTTTTTGTAACAAACTTTTAATATATTTGTTACAATGAACAAGGTTTTATCAATAGTATTTATTCTTTCAGTTTATTTGTTTTCTCAGGCTTTCACTTTTTATCAATTGCAAGGTCATCTGTGGAATAATTGGATTAAACGTAATCCATTTTTAATGACAATAATTGGAATTCCGATTAGTTATTTAGTTATCTTAGCAAGTAGAGAAATGGTTAGTTTGTATAATGGAGAAACTTGGCCCAACAGAATAATTGGTTTTTCAATTGGAGTTATAGTTTTTAGCGTTATGGCTTGGTGGATATTAAAAGAACCTATGACAACAAAAACTTTAATTTGTTTATGTCTGAGTTTTGTTATACTTTTGATACAACTATTTTGGAAATGACAATGGTCCTGTAGTTAAACGGATATAACCACTGCCTTCTAAGCAGTTATTCGTGGTTCGATTCCACGCGGGACTACCATTCGAAAGGGAGATTTTAATCTCCCTTTCTTTATATTTATACCATATGAAGTTGGTTTCCATTTTAATTAAAGAAGGTCGAAAGGAAGATTTGAAGAAAAAATATTCTACTAAATTTAATGAACAAGATTTAGAATTTATTTTGAATATTTCTGATTTAAAAGATTTCAATCACAAATACACTGACTTTGTATTGAGAACTTTACCTAAGGATAGTGAGACATTAGAAGATGATATTGAGAGTACAATCTGGGCAATCAAAGATTTTGACAAATATCAATCTCAGTTAGAAAAAAAAGATATAAATCAATATGGAAGCTATCTTGAGCTTGAAAAAGCCCTTTACCCTGTCAGAGTCAGAGAGAAAGAAAAAATTTTAGAAAAACAAGTAGAAAAAATTTACGAGGACGATAAATTTCTTGTGATGAAACCAAAAACACACCAAGCGTCTTGTAAATATGGTGCAAATACTAAATGGTGTACAACATCTCAATCTGATGACCACTTCAAAAGATATACATCGGGAGGCCAAGCTTTGTATTATGTAATCAATAAAACAAATTCCACAAATAAAAACTACTCAAAAGTTGCAATTCATTATGACGGAATGGGTAATCCAAGATATTGGGACTCTCAGGATGACGGCATGAATGAAAGAGAAGTTGAAGTTTTCAAATACGCATTTCCCGAAATGATTGAAGTTATAGAAAAGGATTATAAAAAAATTGCGAGCTCCGCACAAGAAACATTTTTGAACGAAGTTTTCAACTCATCAGGAGCTTCTCTCAGAACAATAGAAAAGTATTTGAGAAAAGATGGTAATCTGACTGTATCAGCTGAAGGATTCGAAACTATAAATGACTTAGGTCCTGGTCATGCAAACGGACAAATTTCAATTTCTCACAATAAAAAACTGATTGATTCCTATGTAATTTTTATAACATATAAATCGGAGGATAGGAAAACATTTTCTGCCAGTATCGGGTTTATGGGAACTGATGATTTTATTGATACAGAAGATTTTATCGATTTAGGTTTGGAAGGTTGGGGTTTTGATTCCAAATATATGATTCAAGGATTTCCACAAACCACTGCCGATTCAGTCAGAAATCATATCGCAAGTAAAGTTTTAGATTATGTCAAAGCTAACGCAGAATTACAACAAAAAGTTGTTGGTTCTGCAAAGGTGTTTACATCAACTTATGGGTATACATTTAGTAAAAATAAAGGTTGGGTGAAGAAACTTGTCGATTATTTAGATTCAGGGAAAATAGGAACGAAACTAGATTTTTTGACAGACATCGGGTATATTGTCAAAATAAATAACTATGGGAAAATTATGTTTAGAAGACACAATGGTCAACATTTGTACACGCCACGTGATTTGAGAGGTCAACACGCTTCATTCTTTGCCGCAGCAAAAAACGCAGGTATATTGGGATATAGAAAAGTCGGTAGAGAATTCTTTTTAACAAAAGGACCAAACTTTGATGCATTCAAATCAGGAGAACTCAAAGCTCTTTAGATAACTTTCGAAAATAGATATATAATCCAAAAAAGAAAGCCGCAATACAATACAAAACGAAGTTCGCTTTCCATAAACTTCCTGTCAGTAACAACAGGGAATACTGAACGGCATCGAATCCAAAAGGATTGAAGAAAAGTGCTAACATTAGAAACACTTGAGATAAATTGTCTTGGAGAGTGTTTCTCCAAGTGGATATTTTTTTCACCATCTTCCATGTATTACTATTTAAAGTTTATGTCCTAAGACTTTGTTTTCTGAAATAAATAGTTTAATTTTGATTATCTTCGAACAATGATTGATTTAAAAAAACTTATTGAAGAAAAAGGATTAAAGACGAAATTTCAAGGTTGTGCACCTGAAGGTTTCATTTTAATCCATGAAAAAACAATTGAAGATTTGAAAGATTTTGACATTTGGAAAAACTGGAAAAATGATGAAATATCGATTGATGAACTTAATAAAAAAAATTTCAAATCTTCTGAAATTGAAGAAAAAAAAGAAAACGGTTAGTAGTGAAAATATTTTTGTTGGAGGTTCCGAATGGGAACAGTACAACGATAACATTACATTCTAACTAATGGTGGCTATGTTGATGTAATTGCTGCAGCAATGAAAGGGTGCTAGCCCCGAGGTAAAATCCCATCAACCTCTGGCCACTTATTTTTACATATGAATAAAATAATTAAAAATCCGACCTTTTTTGTTGACATTGATGGTACAATTGTCAAATATAGAAAATTCAGTAAACTTTCTGAATCAATTTTAGAGCCTATACAGGACGTAATCGATTATTTGAACAACCAATATGAAAAAGGTTCGGTCATAATTGTTACAACGGCGAGACCGTCCACATATGAATTATTCACAAAACAAGAACTTGAAAAAGTCGGATTGAAATACCATCAGTTAGTTATGGATTGCGGAAGAGGCACTCGCGTTATATTTAATGATAAAGACCCAGAAGCACCTCAAATTGAAAGGGCGATTGGGATAAATTTTATCAGAGACGGTGGTTTTGCCAGTATTGGTGGTCCGCCAACAATAGAAAAATATGAGTCAGACTAAAGTATCTTACAAAAGGCATTTAGCTAAAACAATTACTTATAGAATTTTAAGTACAACAATAGGTTTTCTCGGTATGTGGTGGGTTTCGGGAGATATAAAAATTGGTGCAGCTTTTGGTGTTGTTGAGCTTATATATAAACCAATCCAATATTATATTCATGAAAGAATTTGGTACAAATGGATTAAATTCGGATTGAATCCACCTACTAAAAAGGAAAAAAAACCTATTGTCCCACCTCCTTCAGATACTAAAGGGAAGAAAGTTCTAAGTTATAAAAAACCTGTCTAACAGGTTTTTTTTATTTCTCAAATATTTATGATTTGTGAATATAGTAGAACATAAAATATCGCAAACTTTCGATAAGATTTTATCCAACAAAAATTTTATCAATGAGGTTTTGATTGATGTAGAATCTAGTGAATCAAAATACCCAAATTTAATTTTCCACGGAAGAACAAAAAAGGATAAGTTACCTAAAGCCCTTTTAGATGATTTACAAAAAGCAGCTGAAGTAAATAATTTCAAAATCACAATTGATTGGGCGAAAACAGGACATCGTAAACTCAGTGCAAGTGGTCATGTCAGTAGACATTGGAGACAAGGTGCAGTGGATATCGATTTTATAATTCTACCTGATGGTAAAAAAGTAGTTGTTGCTCCGAAAAATAGAGAAGTCGTTGAGAAATTTACAAATACTCTTTTGAACATGGGTTACAAAAAGAACTCGGAGGGTAAAAGTAACCCGAAAGCTTTTTTGACATTTGGTTTCGAGGGTCATGATGACCATGTTCACGTGTCTAATATGACTGATGAAGCATATGATGGGGATGTAGAAGCTGGAACATCAAGTGGTGTAATGGCGTCATCTGATGTTTCAAAAAAAGCAGAGAATAATACTAATTCACCTGATGTCAACTCAGGAATACCTGAGGACTTAAAAGATTTTTTTAAAGGAGGAAATTGGATTAAAGATTTCTTTGGATATAAGGACAAGATATAAAAAAACCCACAAACGTGGGTTTTTTTATTTGGAAGAAATTTTATTATTTAACTTCTTCTACTTTTGGAGCTTCATCAACTTTTGTTGGTTCCACAGGAACGGCTGTAGAATCTACTTTAGTTGAATCTACTACAACAGTTGAAGAATCAGTTGTTGTTACTTCAGTTGATGCTCCGTTTCCACCACATGCAGACAAAACCACAAGTGATACAATTGCAAAAATTTTTTTCATTTTTGTTTTTTTTTAGTTAATGTTTATTATAACGTTTGAGATTATAAATATATGAAAGTCTTTAGAAACTGTCAAGTTATTGCGGAGAGTATTGGATTCGAACCAATGGGTCAATTACTCGACCACAGTTTAGCAAACTGCTCCTTTAACCACTCAGGCAACTCTCCTCTGACTTTGAAATATAACATTGTACCTACAATTATCAGATTGAAAGAATAATTTATCAACAATGGAACCTCATTCAAATCTAAACCGTAAAATAGACAGAATATTTCCCCGAAAAACCACATAAGGAGAAAACCCCAACCAATGTCACATCTTCGATTCTTGAGGGTTCTAAGGAGTTCTGGTAAACCACAGAATGTTAATAACAAACTACCTATCAATCCAATTTCATTCATAACATTAAATATTTGTGTGAACGGTGGGGTTCGAACCCACGACAACTAGCGCCACAAGCTAGGGCTCTTCCAACTGAGCTACGTCCACCGTGTGATGTCGCACAAGGATTCGAACCTTGAAAAACAGAATCAAAATCTGTTGTGTTACCGTTACACCATACGACAGTTTGTGGACCCTGTAGGACTTGAACCTACGACCTTCGCGTTATGAGCGCGCCGCTGCTAACCAACTGAGCTAAGGGTCCGTATAGGAAAGGAGAAGATGGTCGCGTGGACAACTCCTTTTACGATTGGCATTACTATGATGATTCCAACTCCGAATATACCACCTCCATCATCAGGTTAACGTATATTCCTTCCCCAATCAACCTATTTGTGCACGCACGTCAGGACTCGAACCTGAAACACCTAGTTTTGGAGACTAGTACTCTACCAATTGAGCTACGCACGCGTGACTATTTTTTAGTCCATTTACTTTTGTTCAACAAATCTTCCCAATCTTCATAACCCTGTTCACGTGCATATTCATCGTTTTTCATCCTTTGATACTTTTTCACGTTCTCAGGGTCTCTCATTGCTTCGGAGTTTTCAAAACCTAAAGATTTTGCACACTCCTCTTCACACCATTTATGAGAACCAATCTCAATGTTGATTGGTAAATCAGTTTCAATCGATTCGATAAAATCCTCAAATTGAGTTACAACTTCGAATGGCATAGTGTAGATTCCCTCATGAACTTGATACCCACTTTCATCTTCTCTATCGAAAACCTCAATTCTACCCATTCTATACTTTTCACCCATCAAACTGAATACACCGTATCCAACAGTTGAATAACTGAACCTCCCTCTTTTACTAACACCATTCACATCAATACAACGGGGGTTCGCCTCCATGTAGTGGGCAAATTCATCAACCAACTTCTCATCAGTCAATTCTTTTCCTTCATGTCTTCTACGGATGTTACTCAAGAACCATAACAAATCCGCTCTATTGATTTTCATAAAACAAAGATATGATTATTTTTCCAACTTTTTGATACATTCTTCAACTTTATCTCTTAGTCTGCCACCGTGACCCCAATCCCCATCGACCTGTACGTGTCTCCACATAGGTATTCTTGGTTTCAGGTATTTGAACTCTTTGGATAAATTCATATCGTCAATTGCAATCCAATTTGAAACTTTATTGACTTTGACCCATTGAGCAATTTGAAGTGCTCTTTCTTTCTCTGGTTGAGGACTCATTTTGTTAGTCAAATTTAGATGAGTTGTTAGGTCGATTACAGGTGCATATACACCGTATGAGACAAAAATGTCTTTAAGTTGTCGTATAGAATAGAATTGTTTCCAATCTGAACTGACGACTAAATCGGCATTTGTTCGCTCACAAATTTCCTGTAATGCCTCACAATCTTCCCGTACCCAAGGATAAGGAATTTGGAATTTGCGAGAATTAGCACATTCGATATTGAAATTTTGAGGTCCTAAATCCCACGTTCCCCAAGCCAAGGGTCCATCAACATCAATAAAAATGATTTTTCGTCTCATAACAAAATTGTTGTTGGAATAGGCGGGCTCGAACCGCCGACAACTACCGTATCAGAGTAGTACTCTACCAACTGAGCTATATTCCAATTTCGAGGTCGGTACAGGATTCGAACCTGTGTAGAAAGTTTTGCAGACTTCCACCTAAGCCACTCGGCCAACCGACCATATTTTATTTTTTACCAAAATGTTCGAGTTTTGCATCAGACCTATTCTTGATGATTTTTTTGTTGAACGTATATACAGGGTTTTGACAATATCTGATATCTGTGCAATAACATTTGTCCATTCCTAACATCATGTTGACATCATCTAAGGTCACCAATGGTGATAACTCATTCAACATCGCGTAGAGTGCTGCATGTTCCATCCAGATATAATTTGTAAACATACGGAAAAACTTTTTTGGTACGATGTTGAAAACATTACCGTTTACACGATTATGTTTTTGCCAAGGCCAAAATTCTGTCTTACCATCACTTAGGTATGCTTCCTTAAATTCAGTAAACATTTGCCAATCTGTCTCAGGCCATAACCAATTCATTTTATCATAGTCTACAGTCAGGTCATTGAGACTCTTGAGGAAAAAGGTGTCAGTTCTGATGATTGCATAGATATCATATTCGGGAATTTTATTTTTCAATTTCTTAAATCTCCCTCCACTACGAAAGTTACCTGGAGGAACATTGTATCTCCAAAAATAATAATTCTTCATTACCTCCTCATCATGTAGACTAACCTCATCGTAATCCAAGAAAATGGCATTGTAGAAACGAAAATATTCGGCATACTTATCGTGTTTGTTAGTCAATAATGCAAACTCCACATCATAACCTTGTTCTCTTAGTGGATTGAAAATATTCTCCTGATGATTTTCATAGTTTTCTTTCATATCCGTGGAATAGGTGTATGCACCATCATGAGAAAGTTCAAATTCGGAATATCCATTTCCGACATAAATCACTAAACATGTTTTTTTCATAATATTTGTTTTTTTGTGGTAATCGTTGGTTACGCTCCAACTCCTCAGGATTTTCAGTCCTACGCTTCTACTAAGTTAGCTTGATTACCGAATTATTGCTAAAATTTAAGATTTTGTAGCCCCGCACGGAGTCGAACCGAAATCTCCACCGTGAAAGGGTGGCGTCCTAACCATTAGACGACGGGGCCAAGAACTACAAATTTACAACCAATATTTCAAAGAACCAAATAAACTTCCTAAAAACAAAAAACCCCGAACCACTTACGTAGTCCGAGGTTGTATATATAACTCTTCAGGAGTTTACATGTTTACCGAACTACGCATAGGAGTTTTCCAACAAATCTCTTGTTGACTACTAAACTCTATATGGAAGTTCATTGTTTTCATTCTGTTATAAATATATTCAAAATATTGAAAGTGTCAAGTGTACCTCGGGCCGGAGTCGAACCGGCACGGACATTACTGTCCAAGAGATTTTAAGTCTCTCTTGTCTACCTATTTCAACACCGAGGTATTAGACAAGAGAGACTTAAAATCTCTTGGACAGTAATGTCCGTGCCG